AAGTAACTTTGCATTAGCAGAAGTTGCTAAAAACGTTGGAGCAATATCTCATCATTCTATTCAAGAAGTAAGTGGAGATTTATTATTTTTATCTGCTGATGGAATTAGAACTGTTGCTGGTACATCAAGAATTGGTGACGTTGAACTAGGTACAGTTTCAAAACAAATACAAGATAGAATTAATGATATTACTTATGATAATGTTACATCATTAGTAATTAGAGATAAATCTCAATATCGTTTATTTTATCCAAAAACAACAGGAGTAGAAGGTAATTCAAAAGGTATTATATCTGTTATTAAAGTAAATCCTAATACAGGTGAGTTAGGTTATGAATATGCAGATATAAAAGGATTAAAAGTTTCTTGTTGTGATTCAGATTATATTAGTAATGTAGAGACTGTTGTATCAGGTGGATATGATGGCTATATTTATAAACAAGAATCAGGAAATGTTTGGACAAGAGCAAGTTCAACTTATAATCTTGATTCAACATACAGATCTCCCGATATGACTATGGGTGATCCTGGAATAAGAAAGTCAATGGAAAGAATTAATTTAAACTGGAAACCTGAAGGAGAAGTTTCTGCAAGTATGTTTCTTCAGTTTAATTATAACGATGTAAATACTCCTCAACCTAGTGTAATAAGTTTAACATCTTCTGGTAGTGGAGCATTTTTTGGAATAGGAACATATGGAACATCAGCATACGGACAAGGTGATTTACCAATTACAAGAAAATCAGTAGAAGGGTCAGGATTTGCAATTGCATTAAAAATAACTGATACAAGTAATAATATACCCTGGTCAATTAGAGGGTTTCAATTAGAATTCGTACCAGGAGGACGAAGATAGAATGGGAGCAACATATACTAGACAGAGTTCATCAGGCATAGTTGATGGTGGAGTTATTGAGGCAACAGATATCAATAATGAATTTGATCAACTTTTAGCTGCATTTGCAGTTTCATCAGGACATACTCATGATGGTACAGCTGCAGAAGGTGGACCAATTACAAAATTATTAGGCACTGCAATTACCATTGGTGATGGTACTTCAGGCACAGACATCGCTGTAACCTTTGATGGTGAAACAGGAGATGGTGTACTTACATGGATGGAAGATGAGGATTACTTTAAATTCTCTGATGAAGTCCTAATGAATAGTACAGAAAAATTATTATTTGGAGATACAGGAACTTATATACATCAATCAGCAGATGGTGTATTAGATCTAGTATCAGATACAGAAATAGAAATTAATGCAACTACAATTGATATTAATGGTGCAGTTGCTATGGATGGTGCTATTACAGGTGCTACTAATATTACCTTATCAGGTGAATTAGACGCTGCAACATTAGATATTAGTGGAAATGCAGATATTGATGGAACTACAAATTTAGATGCAGTTGATATTGATGGTGCAGTACAATTAGATGCAGCACTTACAGTTGGTGTTGATGACACTGGATATGATGTAAAATTCTTTGGAGATACAGCAAGTGCTTATATGCTGTGGGATACATCAGCAGATGATTTAGTTCTAGCTGGTGCAGCAGGAATTGATCTTGCAGGTGATATTGATGTTGATGGTACAGCTAATTTAGATAACACAGACATAGATGGAACTCTTGCTGTTGATGGTACAACAATTTCATTAGATGCAACAACATCTTTAAATATAGATAATTCAAATACTTCAAATGGTATTAGTATAGGTACTGCAACTTCGGGTGTACCTATTTCAATTGGTCATTCAACTTCTGAAGTAACAATTAATGATAACCTTACAGTTACAGGAACACTAACTTTAGGTTCAGGAGCAGAGCTTGCTGAATCAGAATTAGAAATGTTAGATGGTATTACTGCAGGTACAATTGCTGCAAGTAAAGCTGTTGTTGTTGATGGAAATAAAGATGCAGCTAGTTTTAGAAATGTAACTTTAACAGGTGAACTAGATGCTGCAACATTAGATATATCAGGTAATGCTGATATAGATGGAACTACAAATTTAGACGCTGTTGATATTGACGGAGCAGTACAGATTGATAGTACTGTAACTGTTGGTGTTGATGATACAGGTTATGATGTTAAATTTTTTGGTGCAACTTCTGGAGCATACATGCTTTGGGATGAATCTACAGATGATCTTGTATTAGCAGGTGCAGCAAAATTATATTTATATGATGCAGGTGGAGGTGAATATATTTCATCTTCAGGGTCAGCATTAACAATTGCTTCTGGAGGCACAGCATGGGAATTACCAGCAGCTGATGGATCTGATGGGCAATTATTAAAAACAGATGGATCAGGAAATTTAGATTGGACTACAGTATCAGGAACTATTACTGCTTTAAATAATCAAACAGCTAATCGAGTAACAACAATTGGTTCTACAACAACAGAATTAGATGGTGAAGCAAATTTAACATTTGATGGTACTACTCTTACAACTACAGCTCTTACTGTAGATGATGTTGCCGTAGATGGCAAAGTTGTAACTATGACAGGTTCAGCTAGTGATACAGCTGTATTTACTGCTGGAACACATGGAACATTAAGTATAGTAACAACTGATGCAGCAGCAGCTGCCGCAAATATTCAAATAACAGCAGATGGTACAGTAGATATTGATTCAGCAGGTGTATTAACTTTAGATTCAGGAGCAGCAATAAATATTGAACCCGCTTCTGGTTCAGCTATTTTATTAGATGGTACAATTAGTATAGATGCAGGAGTAGTTACAGGAGCAACTTCAATTACATCTACTGCTTTTGTAGGTGATATAACAGGAGATGTAACAGGAAATGTAAGTGGTACAGCAGCTACAGTAACAACTGCAGCACAATCAAATATAACAAGTTTAGGTACTCTTACAACTTTAACTGTTGATAATGTTATTACAAATGGTACAACAATTGGTCATACAAGCGATACAGATTTATTAACATTAGCTGATGGACTATTAACAGTTGCAGGAGAAGTATCAGCAACAACATTAGATATTGGTGGAACAAATATTGGCTCAACAGCAGCAGAACTTAATCTATTAGATGGTTCAGCTAAATCTACATCTTCTATTACATTAGCAGATTCAGATGCTATCATTGTTATAGATGGAACTACAACAAAACAAATTCCTGCATCAGATTTAAAAACATACAATCCAGGTGGAACTTCTTGGCAAGCTGTTAAAACAGGAAACTTTACAGCAGCAGCGGGACAAGGTGTTTTTGCGAATACAACTTCTTCAGCATTTACAGTAACACTTCCAGCAGGATCTATTGGAGATGAAGTTTCCATTATAGATTATGCAGGAACATTTGATTCAAATAATTTAACTGTTGCCTCTAATGGTTCAGAAAAAATTCATGGATCTACAGACGATTTAACAGTAGCAACAGAACGGGCTGCCTTTACATTAGTATTTACAGATAGTACTCAAGGCTGGCTATTAAAGGATAAATAGTCCATGACAACTTATAAAGGTATAAAAGGACTATCACTTCAAACGGTAGCTGGTGATCCTAGTAATTTATTAGCAGGTGACATTTGGTATGATAGTGTTGCTAGAAAAATACAAGGTGGTAAAATTGCAGCAGGTACTTGGGCATCTGGTGGAAATGTAAATACTGCTCGATCAGGTCAAATGTCTGCTGGTCAAACTTATGACACATCCATGATAGCTGGAGGAGAATCTGTTACAGCAACAGAATTATATAATGGTACCGCATGGACAGAAGTCGCTAATCCAGGTGAAGCCCACCCTCAAACAGCAGGTGGTGGCTCTCAAACAGCAGCATGGATGGCAACAGGAACTTCTGGTGACACTACATCTGCTGAAGAATGGGACGGAACCAATTGGGCAGATTCAAATAGTTGTAATCAGGGAAATGCTCAACGAGCAGGAAGTGGTCCACAAACAGCAGCTATTATGATGGGTTCAGAACCTTCAACAAATGCAGTAGAATCTTATGATGGAACGTCTTGGACTGAAGTTGCAAATACGCCATTAAGTGTAAAAGGACCAGAGTGTGCAGGAACAAATACAGCTTCTATTTTAATTGGTGGAAATCCTGAACCATCTTCTGCTCAGGCTACAGAAACTTTTGATTTTAATGGAACAGCTTTTACTGCAGCCGCTGATATGAATACAGCAAGATTTGAATTTGGATCTTTAGGACTTACACAAAATGCTTGTATGGCTCTTGGAGGAACAATAGATGCTTCAGGTACAACTCGAACAGCTAATACAGAAGAATATGATGGCACTTCATGGACAGAAAGTGCAAATTTAGATGCTATTTCTGCTCAAGGAGATGGAGCAGGAACAACAGCAAAAGGAATTTTTATACACGGGTACACAGGTCCTTATAGTAGCTCTTCTTTACCTACAGGCACTGAAGAATGGACACATGGAGTTGCAGCTGTAACCTTTACATCGAGTTAATATGACAACATACAAAGCGATACATGGAAAAACAATTCAACATCTGGCATCAGATCCAGATTCTGCAGCTTATGAAGGACAGATTTGGTTTAATACTGCAAGTTCAGATTATAAAACAATTCAAAAAGTTGCTGGAGCTTGGTCAACAGGTGGAACTGGAAACACAGTTAAAAATTATCCTGGAGGCGGAGGATCACAAACTGCGGCTTGGGTTGCAGGTGGAGAAACTCCTGCGTCACCTGCTTATGATGTTATACATGAACAATATGATGGTACAAGTTGGACAGAAGTAGCAGATATAAATACAGGAAGATATGAATGTTTTGGTACAGGAACTACAACAGCTGCAATAGTAGCACAAGGAGGTGCAGCCCCTGGATCTACAGTTAATTCAGAAGAATGGAATGGCTCTTCTTGGACGGAAGGAAGCAATGCAAATGTAGGTCGAAAAGCCATGGCAAGTGCAGGAACACAAACAGCAGCCTTATCTATTAGTGGAGCGAATTATCCAGAACTACCAGCTGACGTTGAATCTTATGATGGAAGTTCTTGGACACAAACTACAGACGTAAATACAGGTGGATATTACGTAAAAGGAAATGGCACACAAACAGCTGCGTTAATATCTGGAAGAACTAGTTTTGCATCTCCCGCTTTTAACAATGGGGATAAGACAGAAACTTGGGATGGTTCGAGTTGGACAGAAGGTGCTTCCTTAAATACAGTAAGAGGTCATGATATGGCTGCATTCGGAACTTCAACAGCTGCTATTCATGCAGGAGGCTCGGGCGGTTCAAATGTAGCTAACAGTGAACAATGGGATGGTTCAAGTTGGACAGAAGTTGGAGATTTGGCAACCGCTATAAGATATACAGCAAGTAGTTCTAATACATCAATTTCATCGGGATTACAGATGTTTGGATATACTAGTGCAAAAACAGCTATAGTACAAGAATGGAATTTTGATTCAACTCTTGCTGCTGGTGCATGGGCATCAGGTGGAACGCATCCAACTTCTAATTTAGCTAACGTGGGTTCTGCTGGAACACAAACTGCAGCAATTTCTGTTGGTGGAGGTTCATCAACAACAACTTGTATAGAATATAATGGAACAGCTTGGTCATCTAATCCAAACGCTTATCCACTAGGTGCATATGGATTACATGGTGCAGGTACAGCAACAACAGGTTTATTTTTTGGAGGAAGAGGTGGCACAAGTTATCTAGCAGAAGCTTTTACTTTTGATGGAACTTCTTTTTCCGCAGTAAATGATATAAATAGTGCAAGGTATTATCATGGCGGTGCAGGTACAGCAACAGCGGCTGTTGGATTTGGAGGACATGATGGTTCAGATAGAGGTTATACAGAAGAATTTGATGGAACGAATTGGGCAGAAAGTGGAGATTTAAATACGGCACGAGATCAAGGTGCAAGTACAGGAACACAAACGGCTGCTTTATTTGTTGGAGGAAGTCCTGGTGGAGCTGGAGCTACAGTTGTTGAAGAGTATAATGGCACATCATGGTCAGAAGTTACTGATATAGCAACGGCTACTCAAACTTCAAGTGGTAACGGAACTCAGACAGCAGCATTAATTGCAGGAGGAGAAACACATCCTGGAAGTGCTACAATTGCAGAATGCTATACTTATGATGGATCAACATTTACCACTGTAGCTGATCTGTCAACTAGTAGATATGCACATGGTGAATTAAGTGGATCAGCTCCTTCAAACTTATCTGTGGTTTTTGCTGGTGCTGGTGGTGGAACAACTACAGAAGAATGGACAGTTGCACAAAACATTAAGACAATAACTGACTAGACAAATGGAATTTAAACAAATATAAATAAATTATGGCAAATGATATATATAACTACAGCGTAATGACCAATACAGGTAAAGGCTTTATCACACATGAAGATAGCCGAGCTTTTTGGAAATGTTCTTTTCAAGGAAATGTATGGGTTGCTATGGATTGTAGAGAATCAAGAAAATGGGTTGCAAGAAATGGTGGTATTTCAAAAACTAAAGCAGAAGCTCAAGCTATTTCAGATGCAATAACAGCAACAGATCAAACTGCATGGGATAATGATTCAAAAGAAGCTGACGTAGCTGTTCCCGAAGGCAAAGGAATAAGACCTGTAAATGAGGTCCTTCCTTAGGAGATTAATATGGCAAACGATAAAGGTTTTTTTAATTATTGGGTAGTAGAAAATTCTGGAAAAGGATTTATTA